CACGGTGGCGAACAGAACAATCGCTTCGCCTTGCAGCTCGGAGACTTGGTCCCAGGTCAGTGCAGAGCCGTAGAGGCCCTGCATTTCCTCGACCGTGAGGGCGACCAGCGAGCCGGAGCAGATGGGCGAGCCATCGGCGCCTTGCAGCCAGTCACCGTCACAGGCGAGAAAATTCATTAGCCGGCAACCTTGGCATGACCAACGGCAGCGGGCGCGGGATTGGCGATGCGGCGGGCTTGGCGCGGGTCCACCTCGAAGTGAATACGGTCATCCTTGATCGAGCAGGAAACGTCGCACTCGTAGTGGCCGACCGGCAGCACTTCCTGCTGGGAGGCGGCGTAGTAGCTGAACTTCTGCGGATACGGGACGCCCGGCAGATGCGCATAGGCTTCGGCCATCCAGTAGGCCTTTTGCGACTTGGCGGCGATGCCGGTACGGAAGTTGCCGGTGGTTTCGATCTTGATAGTCATAGCCATGGGTATTGCCTCTTAAAAGCCGAACAGGTCGGCAACGCAGGGAGTGCCACGCTCTTGGCGTTCCAAGAACCATTGGCGTTCGGGCTTGATGCAAGGGACTGGCGAGCTTCGAGCGCTGCCAGGGTTTCGTTTACTTGCTGTTGCAGGACCGGGTTTACGAAGGACCGGGCCTGCTGTTGCTCTTGAAGGCGGCGGCGCTGGCCGCTGGTGAGCTGGGTGCCTTGGAAGCTGACAGTCTTCATTGCCAGTCGCTGCCTATGTCGCGATCTTCTCGTTTGGCTCGGTCCCATCCTGAGAGCCACTCGCGACGATATGGATCAGTAGTCCAAGGGCATTGAGAACGCTCAAGGCCATTGAAATAGGCGTTATATCCAGCACGTTCCTGATTCATGGACGGAACTCCAAGCGCACGAGGTAGAGCGCGATGGCGCCACCCGCGAGGGTGGCAAGCAGGGAGAGAGTCGCTGCGATCACTTGACACCCCGACGCTTCGGCGATGTTTCAACACGAACGCAACGCGCGAACTCGGCCTCGGTGAAGTCGGCCCAGTCAGCTGGCGTGTGATGGATGCCGGCTTGCTTGCTGTACGCCTTGATGAGCCGGTCGCGGTTTGCGCCTTTCCACTGTACGAAGGCGTTCATGCGGCCACCTGCAGATGGTTCGGGCGCTGATACCAGCTCGGAATTGCCAGAACGGTGGACTTGGTGATTTCGCGAGCCTGACGGACGAAGACAGGCGCGAAGCGCGAGGTATCGCAGGCGTTACGGATGTTGATGCCGATGCGGTTGAGGCGCGCGGCGTGGGTCTGGACTTGCTTCTTGCCGAAGTCAAACTGCTGACCGTGCATCCACTGGATGGCATACATAGCCGTGGTGTTCGCTGCACGGGTGGTGTCTACGATCTGCTCAGCCAAGAGCTGCTCGGATATGGAAACGATGTCCATGGCGGTCACCTTCAGTCGTTCGTCAATTCTCAAAAACTCATCGTGGAGTTCGGCAAAACGCCGTTCGTCAAACAGGCCCCAATAGGCCAAGCATTCGCGCTGCAAAAATTCGTTTTTCAGCTCCTGCTCCATCCGAACCACGCCATGAAGGGCGCAGTAATCGCGGACGCGCTGCACGTACAGGAACTCGGGGGATTCATCGCCGTAGAGGCGCTTGATCTTCGGGAGCAGGTTCTCGTCCAGCTCGAAAGCCTTGTCATAGGCCTTGCGGTACTGGAGGCGCCCGCCTTTGCCGTTGCCCTTCGGGGTCCACGCGACGGTGCGACCGTTGGGATAAAGAAAGCCGATGCTGTGCCCTATGCGCTGGGAGGACACGCCGCGCAGATAGGCCAGAACGTTGCCCTCTCCTACCGATACGTTGGTGGTGAGGTCGATACGTTCGATCTTGGCGCCGTCTGCCACGCGATCACCGGTCTTTGCACCTGATGCACCGTCCCGCAGATCAACGCGAGTGCAGCGGGTGAAGCCCGGCAGGCCGTACTCAGCCAGAAGCTGGTTGTAGACCGAAACACACTGTTCGATGGTCGAGAAGCCGAACAGGTTGTCGAGGCGCCCTACCCGGCTTGGGTTGCCCTCGACGCGGATTTTCCGGCCCTGAACGTGGATCGTGACCGACGTGGAATAGCTGGCTTCATGCTTGAAGCGAGGCTGGCGGGTGGAGAGCACTTCATTGGTGTTCGTGTCGATTGTGATAGTCATCACATCGCACACGACCGGGAGGTCATGAGCGTGTTCCTGAGAGACGGTGAGCCAATCGATGAAGAACATCCGATGTCGCCTTATCCACTTGTGAACAAATCACATTGGAGGCGAATGTAGACGAGGGAACTTGTCACCGTCAACACAAATCACATCGCAACAAATAACATGGCGACAGGCGGAATCACATGAATGGGCGTGCCATGGGAAAAACAGTAAGGCTGTCGGACGCAGAGCAAGAGGCGATCCGGCAAAAAGCCATAGAAATCAACAAGTTACTGATAAAGCAGGGAAAGCAGCCCCTGAGGGACAGTGAACTTGTGCACAAAATCCTTGAGAAATCAGTGCCTTACGTACAGCTAGGAGCATCGGGAGAAGTGGTCATAGAGATCGAGTGACCGTGGGAAACCACGGTAAAGTGGGGGTGTAACAGCCCCCCCACCGCCGACCAGCTGAAAAGCGCCGCTGAAACCGAGCAACTATCGTGACCTGACCAGAGGCGGTGCTGAGGGCCCTGGGAGAGCGGCAAAGAGTTACCCAGGAGCTGTTCCATTTGGCAGATCGGGGCGCGGGTTGAGCTGGTGGCGGGACAGTAGGACGAAGATCGCGAGAAGCCCCTGGCGAGCCGTTGAGGCCGTCGGGGGCTTTTTCGTTGAGGGGAGATCGGCCGCTGCGCGGGTATCGTCGCGGTGACGACGAGGCGGTCAGTCAAGAGCGTGCAGGCGACTAATCGCCGCGAGCGGCGAGGTCGAGGATGAATTAAGGTAACGTTACCATATCTATGGTACGTGCGGGTCCGATAGCAACATGCAATTAGTGCATTTACGGTAACGTTACTATAATTAGAGCACGGACAACGAAACGGAACCTTCGCCATGATCGACCCAGCAGACAAGCAAACCCAAGCCCTCCCCCTGGACGAGCAGCCGGCCAAGAAGCGTCGCGGTCGACCAGCGACAGGCAAAGCGATGACGCCAGCCGAGAAGCAACGCGCATACCGTGAGCGGCAAAAGGCAGCAGCAGGTAACGTTACCGTAAATAAGGATCAGTCCGAGCACATCGAGCGTCTGCTAGCTGAAATAGAGGCTCTGAGCAAGGAAACGCGCAGGCTTCGCGTGGAATTAAAGTCACAAAAAGCCGTTACCAAATCAGCGCCAGGTGACGGGATCTGGACGCCTCGATTCAAGGTAAAAGGATCGCGCACATGGGTGAATTGCGACCCTCAAGTAGACTTTGAGGGTGTGCCATGGAGCTACGAAGACACGAAAAAACACGTGCAGGAAATGCAGGGAATGCAGAAAAACATTACATGGCAGGCGGTGCGGGACGATGGCCTGATCTACGACCCTAAAGCTGCAAAATAGCCCTACAGGCCTCCTGCAAGGCTTCAAGCCGCTGGTCAAAAGAGGCCTCTTCCGCGTCGAGCTGGTCGATTCGTTTTCGCAGCTGACGGACCTCGGCAACGAGCCGCGGATAGTCATCGAGCAGCCACGAAACAGCGTCAGCACCGGTTCGACCAGGTGCGAACAATTCGGCGGTTTTAACGAGGCGGGATTCGAGATCGAGGGCGCAGCGCATAATCAACGTTACATTAAATCGCGCCGGGACCGCTGAACATCTTCCCGACACGATTAAACGTAACGTTACCCATTATGCGAAGCGCCTAAGAAGACATGACAGCTTCGCCGTTGGCGTCTGAAAGCTCCCACCAGGTGCAGAGTGGTTCAATCGACTGCAGGCGAACACAGGCATCGAACTGCGATTCGACGTCCTCCTGGTACTCATGACCAGGGTTATCAACCAGCTCATAGCTAAGGATCATTTGCGTAATCTCCATTATGCGAAGCGCACTAAGTATAAATGCAGAAAAGAGGACAGAAAGACGGTTTGCGCGCCGGCTCGTACCTCGCCCGGCGTGCAAACCCGCTCATCACCACAGGAAACGCCCCTTATCATAGGGCACGCGCGTAAGCGTGGTGGCCGCTTGCTGCTGGCTCGGTTGATAGGCCGGTGCGGTGGTCGGTGGTGGTGGCTGGTTGCGCATGTCCTGCGGCGAGCTACGGTCGGGCTTGGTGTCGTCGAAGTAGCCGTTCTGCACGACCGACATGCAGAAGCCGAACGACACATCCAGACGCGTGCCTTGCTGGGTGTTGCACCGGCACCCCGTCAGCCCTTCATCGCTGTCACCGACCTGCATGCGCTTGTAATTGCGGGCAATCAGGTCACGGTCGGTGGTGGCGATGCACACAGGCCTGGGGAAGGTCTGCGGTCCGGTCAGGCCGTCATACACCGGCGCCGAGGCCGGCAGGTCCTGCACCCTCGGGACACGCTTGCCCAGGTACTGCTCGACGGTGAGCGGTGCTGACTGTTCCGCTTCGGACGCGCTAGGCCGGATGAAGGCGCCGACCGTATCGCGCACTTGATCGACCATGCTCCCGGCCGGCGCGCTGGTGGCTGTCGCGGCTTGCGCTTTCTCGGCGGCATAGCGCTCATAGGCGCGATAAACGAGGATGCCGGCACCGAGGATCACGCACAGCGCCAGGATGAACTTGGTCGGCACCTTGGTCTGGAAGTGGTGCTTGGCGTTGCTGCTGGTGTAAGCGACGAAGTAGCGCTTATCCAGGCGCAGCGACTTCTTGTCGGCGTCCTTGAAGCTGGTTTTCAGCTCGACCTTTTCCACCACCACTTCCGACTCGAAGCGCAGCAGCTGGGCGGACTTAAAGACGCGCCAGTAGTGGATATGGGTGTTGCACAGCCGACGAAGATGCACATCGAGGTAACGGGGGTCCTGAGTGACGAGGTGCACCTCGTGGCCTTGGTGGCGCATGGTCTCGAAGCGCGTGATGTGCTCGGGCGGGCGCGCCCGTGGATCGCGTGCGCCGAACCAGCCCTGCGCTTCGTCCACGACGATGATCGAATCGTTTGGCAGTTCGAACCACTTCTCGGGATCTTCGAACTCGAACCACTGCGCTTGCAGCTGATCGGGCTTAAGGCCGTTGATGTTGTGGAAGTAGACGACGCGGCCTTCGGCGTGGGCCTTCTGATCGACTTCGCGGATGGTGTTCAGAGTCTTGCCATGGCCGGGCTTGCCGGTGCGGATAACGAGCATGACGGCGCCTCCTTAGGCTTCGATAGAGGTGCCGCCCGGCTTGTGCCAGACCTGAGCACGTTTGCGGTCGGTGGCCTTGTCGACGCCGGCGAGCATGAAGCGCGTCGAGATGGCGGCGAAATACAGGTTGACCACCACATCGAACTTGGCCAGCCCGAGAATGCCCTGGATGACCGGCCCGACGTCCCCTATCAGGCCGAACAGGTAGTCCTGCGCCTGGCCAATGATGAGGTTGAAGCCCATGTACGAGACAAAGCCGAAACCGATCATTTTCAGCACCATCTTCACCAGCGGGCCGACGATGATGATCAGCATCTGAACGATAAATAGAAATTGCATTACTGAACTCCTACGCCGCGGCCTACATACAGGGCGGCAAGAACGGTAGCCACGGCCACAAACAGGCCGCTCAGGTCACTGGCGGCGCGGCAAAGGGGTTCATAGCTGAGCTGGAAAGTGCGACCTCCCGCCGTGGTCAGGCTGAAGCTCTCGGCGGCAGGACAGGCGGACGGCAGAAAGCGAGTGCCCTGGTTGATGAAGGAAGGCACGTCGATGACGCCGGAGCCTTCATCCAGCTGGAACCGGTCGCCAGTTACAGCGGCCTCGATGGCGGATTCGTGTTTCTCGAAGTCAGCCTGTTCTTCGGCGTGGCAGCGCAGCTCCTTTTGCTGGCGAAGAATGGCGCATTGAACCGCATCGCCTTCACAGCTGAGGGTTGCATCGCAGGGTTCACCACCGACGCTGGATTTATCTTCATCCGTTTCTTCTTCACCTTCTCCTTCGCCGGACCCCGAGCCAGAGCCCCCGCCGCCTGATCCGTCACCATCATCCCCGCTTCCGTCTCCGTCTCCCGAGCCGCCATCGTTTGAGCCACCGCCGTCAGAGCCGCCACCATTGGAACCACCGCCACCCGAACCATCGTCGGGGTCACTTGGGTCGGTGGGGTCAGTAGGGTCGGTGGGGTCCGTTGGATCAGGGGGCGGCGTGTTAGGCGAGCAGAATGTACCGTTGTACGTGTAGCCGCTGGGGCAGTTGTTATCAGGGTCAGGAGGCGGGGTATCGTCGGGGTTGGTGCTCTGGGTCGGATCACCTGGCTGCTGGCGGGTGTCTTCATTGCACTGGACGCCGTTGCCGGTATAGCTGTACACGCCGAAGACACCAGAAGGGGTGCCGCTGCTGTAGACGTAGACGTTGCTAGCCGCGGTATAGCCGAACGAGTACTGGCAGCTATTGGCGCAGACCGAGTCCGGAGGCTCGATGGTGGGCTGACCGACCGCTACCTTCATCTTGTGTTCGTGGGTGATGGTTTGACCGATGGTGGCTTCGCACTGGTTTGGGGCTACGCATTCGCCTGTAGCGGGGTTGTACTCAGAATTGGCAGGGCAAGAATCACCACCGCGGTCAATAGTCCGATTTGCATCGAGCCAGGTCTGGAGCGTGTTTTTTATAAAACACGTCGCAACGCTCCCATCACCTGAAACCTCAGTTCTGACGTATTCGCGATGCGATGGGGCTTCTTGCACAAAAGACATACAGGCCGAGACAGCGC